ATCTTCACGGTAAAGAAATTAGTATTAATGCTACAGAGAATTTAAAACTTAATTCAGAAAAAGAAACAACACAAAGAGCAGGTACAGATTATAAATTATATTCTCTTTCTAGTGTATTAATTAAAGCAGACAAAAGTGTAGCATTAGAATCTACAGCGGCCGCTTCTATTAAAAGTTCAGCAGAAACATTTGTTGAAGGTAGTAAAGTAAACCTTAATTCTGGTTCTAGTCCAGTAGCACCTGATGTTGTTGAACCACCAACACTAATAGCACACCCAGAAACATTGTTTGATAAACAAACAGGTTGGTCAGCGGCACCGGGCAAACTCTTAAGTATTACATCAAGGGCACCTGCTCATGCACCGTGGTTAGCGGCCGGACAGGGAGTTGATGTTGAAATTAAATTAGATGCAGATGATGCATTGCCTGCAAGTCCTAGTACTAGATTGGCTGCCACGAATAAAGCAGGAGCAGTTGAAGGAACAGGTGCTCAAGGTGTTTCTAATGCATCGGCCGCATCGATACCTGAAGTGCCAAATTCTAGTAAAGCAATAGATAAAAACACATCAACTGCAATACTTGCAAGTATAGCGATTGACACTGCTAAAACTGTAGCAGACAATACCCCTGTAAATGCCGCCAATCCATTGACAACTGGAAGTGCGATTATAGGTGGAGCAGGGACTAGTCAACCTAGAGAAATATTAGTTGGCGCATTCGGTCAAAGCCCAAGTCAGTTAGTACAAGGCGGAGTGCTTAAACCAGGCGCCGACACAATGGTTAATACATTAATTTCAGATACTACGGCTTTAAGGTCAGTACAAAAATCAATGCCAACATCAGCGTTTACTGGAAAGTTTGGTGCATCATCATTAGATAAATTAGTAGCATCGAACACAGCACAAGCACAGTCTGTTACAACTAATCTACAAAAATCACAAACATTGTTGACTCAATCAGGGGTAATTACAGGCAAGGAAGCGTCAAATTCATTGTCAGGAATTGTCAATGCTGGTCAATCCGCAGGCAATACGTTAACAGAATCAATTGCTAATACAATGTTCATAATGCAGGAGTCAGAGCGAAATGTTGATATTTAATAATTATACTACCATTTGGGAGTCTCTCAATGCCTAGGTTCACTAAACAGGATATATACAACAAAATTAATCAGGGAAGTAGTGCCTCCTTACTTGCCTCTACAACAACTGGAGCAACTGGTGGTGTAGCAAAAGCATTAAATTCTATATCACAAGTGCCTGGCTATGAAGATGCCGTGTCTCTATCACGAGGAGTATCAGCCGCAGGATTTGCCGCTATTAAAAAATCTTTTGTACCAATGACGGCTAATGTCCCACAAAACCTAACAGAAATAAAATCATTAAATGAAATAACTCTGATGGTTGCACAAAAAAATACAGGTACTACAGCAGAATTAACACGACAAATTCAGAATATAAAAAATAGTTCAAATGCCGGTGGCGGAAGTATTAGTCAATTAGCACAACAAGGAAAACTGCCTGGTGTAGCAAAGTTAATAGGGTCAGGATCACAAGCGGCTGAGGCCGCTTCTATTGCAAGTGGTTTAGGTGGATTACCAGGCGGAGCAAGAACAGCAACAGCAATTGTAAACAATCTTTCTGGTGCACAAAATCTTGCCGCTCCTGGACTAAGTGATGTTAGTACAGTCGCAGTAGATTTGGCAGAAAAAGCATTTAAAGGAGCCTCAAATCCATTTCCTTCAGGTGCTCTTCCAGATGCGATAGCAGGTGGTTTAGACCCATCAGGCGGCGGTCTGACAAACAAATTACTAAGTGGTTTGCCTTCAGGTGTACAAGCACAACTACAATCTGCTTTATCATCTTTAACAACAGGCGGTGGATCAACAATCAAATTACCAACTGTTGCATTTAATACATTTGATCGTTCTGGTATAACAAAGCAAATTGATCAAGTATTAGGCAACCCTATTATACCAAGGCCTACTATTATAGGATCCACTCTGCCGACTGGTTCATTTGGTGGCCCTCTATCTGATTTACGTAATCAGGCACTTGATCTTTCTCGTAATCAATTTAATTTTAATCAAGCAGAAAAAGAATATGAAAAAACACTTGATGATATTGCATACTTAGAAAGACAAATTAATGCATATGGTAATCCGCCAGACTTGTCAATAGAATTCCCAGATCCAAGTGATCCTAGAATAGCACAAGAACTAGCAAGAATTGCACAGTTACGATTAGAAGTTACTGCTAAACAGATTGAGGCAGGAAAACTTTATAAAACAATGTCTGATATTGGATTTGAGTTTAAAGAAGACTATGTTCCTGGCAAGCCAGTAGTTTTACCAACACCACCACCTAATCCTGCAGATGACTTAGCAGAATTAATTGCATCTCAGACAATAGCATCAAACGCTGGATTAGAGAATGGTCAAGTGTCTGTCACCGCACAAACAAGTACGAATCAAAATGCATTATCTGGTGAAACAAACTTCTCATTTGCAGACTATGGTAACGGAGTAGTAGTCAACACATTTGCTGACAGCACTGGCGATAACAATGACAGTGGACTTACGTTTGGTGGCGAAAAAATTCCTGATCCCCCGGAAGAAGATCCGCCTATACAAGTACCACCTGAGGAAGTGATTGAAGAAAATACAGTAGAAGCAGTCGCTGGCCCTGATCTGCCACCACCAACACCTCCAGGGGGAGGCGGCGGAGGCTGTGTTGTATTAGAAAGTTATATACCATTAGTAGAAACTGCTTCATTCAATGGCAAAGAAGTTAAACAGGCTTACATGTTGCAACCAGGAAATAGTATCTCTTTGAATACAGCAGATGACGAACTAAATACATATATTGGAACAGTTGTGTTTAACATGGTAGAATTACAACCATGTGTTCGCATAGAAACATCTCAAGGCATTTCATTGAAGTGTTCTACAACTGCTCCAATCTTTACAAAAGAGTTAGAGTTTGTTGATGCACCAGATTTGTTAAACAAACAAATTCTATGTAAGACAGTTGACGGTGAATTCTGGGACGAAGTTGTGTCAGTTGAAAGTATAGACGAACAATTTGTTGCTGTTATTAATGCAGGAGATAATGCATTCTGGGCAGGCGAACAATCTGATGCTTATGTACTTCATCACAATATCGGTTCAGTGCCAACTGACGGACTACAATTCGATAAAAAATAGGATATAAATAGTATTATGCCAACATATGTAGGATTTTCAACAATAAACGCAGAGAAGCCGAGAACTGTAAATGAAATCGGTGGAATCGACAACACTGGAGATTTAATTAAAAATCCGCTTGTGTATGGCAAAAAGTATAGGTTAACTGATGCAGAATTAGTTATACAGGATTTAGTCAATGCTCTCAACATTCGTAAGGGTGAGAAAGTTGGTCAACCAGCCTACGGAACAAGACTTTGGGACTTTGTATTTGATCCAAATACACGAGATGTCACTCAACAACTTGAAAATGAATTGCAAAGAGTAGTAGCACAAGATCCTAGACTCAATGTGAACAGAATCAGAGCATATGCAAGAGAAAATGGCATTCTAGTACAGATGGAATTAGCCGTAACACCCTTTAATAATGCTGGAGATTTGAATTTATTCTTCGATAATCAGTCAAACTCAGCCTCTATTGTAACCCAATAACATCTTAAAAATACCCGGTTTTTAAAAAGATAAATATATCTAACAGAGAGAGATATATGGCTACAAGTTCAAGGCAATCAGGATTATTCGGAGTAAACGACTGGAAGGCAATCTACCAGACTTTCCGTGAAGCCGACTTTAGAAGTTATGATTACGAAACACTTCGTAAGAGTATGATCGATTACCTACGTCTGTACTATCCTGAAACATATAATGATTACATAGAAAGTTCAGAGTTTATTGCTCTACTTGATGTTATGTCGTTCATGGGACAAGGACTAGCGTTCAGAAACGATCTAAACGCACGTGAGAACTTTATTGATACTGCTGAACGTAGAGACTCAGTTGTTAAATTAGCCAACTTAGTAAGTTATACACCAAAAAGAAACACATGTGCAAATGGTTTTATAAAAATATCTGGCATACGAACAACAGAAAATTTAACTGATGTCAATGGACTTAATCTAAGCAATGTTCCTGTATTATGGAACGATCCTTCTAATCAAAACTGGTTAGAGCAAATGAATACTATTATCAATGCGTCCTTAGTTGATACGCAACGCATTGGTAGACCAGCAAACTCATCAGATATTTTAGATGTACAGACTAGTGAGTATTCTATTAGAATACCAGAAACTAGTTTACCAATTGTTCCCTTTACGTCTGTCATCGACGGACAATCTATGAACTTTGAACTAGTTAGTGGAACATCACTTGATTCTAATTATGTCTATGAGATACCACCTGCACCTAGCGGCAAACTTAATTTATTATATAGAAATGATAGATTGGGTTTTGGCTCACCAAACACAGGTTTCATGTTCTACTTTAAACAAGGAACATTAGAGTACTACGATTTTAATTATCAACAAAAAATATCAAACCAATCAGAAGATATTAATATCACTGGTATTAATAATACTGATACATGGTTATATAAACGTAACACAGACGGCACATCAACTCCATGGAAACAAGTTGAAAATGTATACTCTGATGCATACTTGCAAACAGAAACATCAGACAGAACTATATTCTCTGTAGACTCCAGATTTAACGATCAAGTCTCATATACATTTGGCGATGGTGTTTTCTCTGAGATACCAATTGGTAACTTTAGAGCATATGTACGATCTAGTAACGCATTAACTTATTCAATCAGTCCTTCTGAAATGAATGGCATCTCTGTTGCTATATCATACATTAGCAGAAAGGGAACAACAGAAACACTAACTATAAACTTACAGTTGCCTACTACAATCTCAACAGCACAAGTAAGAGAGCCTATTTCTGAAATTAAACAAAGAGCACCTACAAGATACTACACACAGAATCGTATGGTCAATGGTGAAGATTACACAAACTTCCCTTATACTCTTTATAACTCTATTATTAAATCTAAAGCAGTTAACAGAAGTTCTATTGGTGTTTCTAAAAACTTAGACTTACTTGACCCAACAGGCAAGTATTCAAGTTCAAACTCTTTTGGAGATGACGGAGCATTATATCAGGACAGCACTGATGGCTTCTTATCTTTAACTGTAACAAACACAAGTGACATCATTCAATTCTTTACTGATGACTTAGCATCTGTATTAGCCTTAAATCGTGCTAATCAGTACTACATTCAAAACTACACACGTTATGCATATCCAGATGCAGGTAGTCCAGTATTATATTGGAAGTCTAGTTCGGTTGACTCAACACAACAAAGTGGATACTTCTACTCAGAAACAAGTTCAGTAGAAACTCCAGCAGTGTTAGGAACATTTACTACATCTAATGCAAAGTATGTAACAAAAGGATCAATAGTAAAACTATCTGCTCCAATTGGCTTTTACTTTGATAGCAATAATCGTTTAGTTGCAGGTATCCCATCAGGTGGCGAGAAGACATATATCTGGT